CTTGTATTATACAGCTAACTTTGATTAAAGTCAAGTATTTTTGAGTTAGACTCTAAATGACTCGCCGCATCCACAGCGATCACGTTCATTTGGGTTTTGAAAGTCAAAACCTTCATTGAGTCCATTGCGGACCCAATCCACTGTTAGCCCATTTAGATATGCCTGTGACTTGGCATCTACCAACACCACAAAGTCTGGTTGAGCATAATTGGTTACACCCTGTTCGGCGGTGTATTCATCCACGTATTCAATTGTGTATGCTAGGCCACTGCATCCAGTAGTTCTTACACCCAAACGAATACCTACGCCTTTGCCACGACGTTCTAAATTCTGTTTGATTCGTTTACGAGCTGTGTCGGTTACGATAATCATTTACAGCCGCTTTGATAGCATCTTCAGCTAGGATAGAACAATGTATTTTAACCGGAGGGAGCGCAAGTTCTGTTGCAATTTCACTATTCTTAATTTGTCCTGCTTGGTCAAGTGTTTTACCCTTAAGCCATTCAGTGACCAATGAACTGCTCGCAATAGCACTTCCGCAACCATAAGTCTTAAACTTAGCATCTTCTATAATTCCATTCTCGCCAACTTTGATTTGTAACTTCATTACATCGCCACAGGCAGGGGCACCAACCATACCCGTTCCAATAGAAGGATCATCTTTGGCAAATGATCCCACATTGCGGGGATTTTCATAATGGTCGATGACCTTGTCGCTGTATGCCATTTCAGTTTGGTACTGCTACAATTTTGCGTACACCTGTTTGTGGATCAACCATTTCTTGCCAATGATAGCCGTATGGTGGTTCTACAGATTGTGTGTAAACTACTGGAGGTTGTTGTACATATACAGGTTGCTGTTGTATAATTACCGGAGCAGGACGATTTAGTTCGTAACCAATTACTCCGCCAAGCACCATAGGTGCTACCCAATTACAACCATAACACCCGCCATGATAATAACCGCCTCTGTAACGAAATCCTTCGTGAGCGTGGGCACTTGAGCTGTAGACAAATAATGCACTCATAGCCAAGATGCTAGCAAATACCGAACTAATGATTAGTTTACTTTTCATAATACTGCTCCTTAAAAAGCATATTACTATTTATCGAGTTATTTTACTTCTTTTCTTGTGTTTTTAACTGCTGTTACATCATTGCGTGTGTCTTTGCATAACTTAGCCAAATCTTGGCAATGTTTGCGAACACGAGTTCCTGCCGCGCCAACTTCTTTATCGTAAAACTTTTCAAAATCACTTTCCATTGCTTCGATGATTGCAGTGAATTCTGCGAATTTATTTGTAGCCATATGTTTCTCCTTTAAGGCAAGTACCAAGTACTTATACCTAGTGTACAGGGGTAGAAAATAAAGGTCAACCGGGTTGATTAATTTTTTTTGGGAACAGTGTCTTGTATGCGTTTGCCGTCACCCATGGCATTGCCAGTGCGAGCTGTTTTGCGCCCTTCGATATACACATGATGGTCAGCTTCGGGTGGTAATACTGCATGCCCTGTGGAAGATATGGAGCCTTCGAGAGCTACGGGATTACCGTTCATTGTTACAGTTTTGGAACCATTACCAACAAGATGTCCTCCGCCTGTTATGGTAGAGATATTGATAATGGCAGTGTCTCTCTTTATCATTTTCCTGCGACAGTTGTTGCGCTGGTTGTTGGATTCTTAAGTCGTTGCTCGATTATGTTAAGTTGGTCTCGAAGTACCCGTGCGGCTTTGTCGTCTGCGTACAACAACTGGGCTTGGATTTTTCCTACGGCGTAATAATCTGCTACCCATTTACCAAATCCTGTCTGGGCAATCCATTGTTGAGATATTAAAAAACCTTTGGTAATACCAGCGACCACATACTCTTGTACTAGATTTGTGGCTCCAACTTGGGCATTCACAGTGCCTACTGCAACAACGTTGTCTTGTATTTGTTTCTCAAAATCGTCTGGTTTGACTTCGATCGGGTCTTTGCCGGCATCTTTGAGTGCGGCATTGGTGGCCAGTTGTTGGAATTTGTTATTGTTTACTTGATCAGCGTATGCCATGACTGCAAGAGTTTTCATTTCTAACTGGGTATAGTGCTCAACTGCCATTGCAAGCAATTGATCTTCAGTTGCTTTGTTTGATCTACCAAGTGCTACAATCAAGTCCTCTATTTTAGTGAGCGTATCTGATAATTTCTTGTCTATTGCGGCAATACTTGATGCTTGCCCAGAAACAATTTGGGTCAAGCCGGCACCAGCGCCGGGTATGAGTGCAGTAGCCCCAAATTGTTTTTCAAGTTCAAGGGCAAAAGCTGCCGCAAGAGCACCCTGGGCTGTTGTATTGGCTGCAATCAAAATTGCAAGAGCAGAATCATCTACTATAACTGTTCCAGCACCTGTAAAGGTAGCAGTTACTACGGTTCCTGGCATGGCTAACTCCTAAAATATATCTATATTTATGCTAGTTTAATGCCCGTGGTATTTTGAATATAAGTGTTGGATGCATCTTTACCACATGGTGCCAACACCATGATAGTGCCACGAGAAATTTGTATATCCGCATCTGGCTCAGTGGTAAACAAAAAGGGAACAAGGGCAATACCCTTTTGTCCTGCGGTCAGTACCAATGGCTTGCTCACTGTGATAGCCATTGGGTTTTCTTCAACTAGTTTAGCGACAATTTCTTCGCCCGCAGTTGTTTTAATTGTTACTACTTCGCCTATTGCGATACCTTTGTTGATTAACATATTATCCTTTGAGTGTGTTAAAAAATTCTTCGTCTTTGCCAGCTAGGCCCTGAAAGCCGCCGGGTAGGAGAACGCCGTCCTTGAAAATCTGTGGAACACTACGTAAGCCTTGATCCATTAGGAACTCACGTGCGTCTGGTTGGTCTTCCATCATAATTGTTCGAAATGGAATGCCTTTGCTTTCTAATAGTGCTTTTGCTCTGTCGCAAAACGGACAGTTATTTTTACTGTATACTGTAATCATATTATAACTCTGGTAAAGCGTCATAGTCCAGAGCATCGCTCATAACACCTATGACATAATTTGTACTTTCGCTTTCTTGTAATGCTGTTTGTTTATTGCTTGTGTTAACGTGCTTGTTGAACCAAGGAATAGGTGTAGACTTTGGTGCAGGGTTATTATACTTAATACCAATATCTTTAAGTGCGCTAACGGCTGTATAGTCTACAAAGTCTTTTAGAATGTTAGCGTTCAATCCAATAACTGGGCCTTTGTTAAACAAATAGTCCGCCCACTGTTTTTCTTCACGGATAACATCCATATATAGATTATATACTTCTTGTTCACATTCTGCTTTAATTTCGGCAAACCTGCTATCTTCCTTAACCACTTGATTAATCAAGTAAGCAGTCCATCCTTTGTGCAGTAGTTCGTCTTGAAGAATCAAACTAATAATATTACCATTACCGATAAAGATCTTATTCTCAACCATGGCTAGTGAGGTGGCAAATGATACCATGAAGCGGAATGCTTCCAATGCATAGCTCGCGTGTAATGCCATGTAAATCGCTTTGATGTGAGTTGTCTCATTAATCTTTTCACCAGATTCTTTACGGCAGTTAATTTGATGTAGCGCATCGTAGTAATCTCCAACGCTCGAAGCCATGTCTACAATTTCTTTAGTATCATGGATTGTATTGAATACATCTTTTGGCACGTTATAGATGTTACGAATAATATGACTATAACTCTTGCTGTGAATATTAGTTTCAAAGAACGTCCAGTTATAAACTAGACTTTCTAATTCTGGTAGGCTTACGACCGGAGTAAAGATTTGACTTGGGCCGCGACCTTGCAGACTGTCAAGAGCAGTTTGCCTAAGCAAGTTACTAGTAAAGATATGTTTGATTGCATCACTTGCATCCTTAAAATCGTTGCTGTCTTTGCTAAGGCTAATCTCTTCTGGTTGCCAAAAGAAGCCACGTGCGGTAGCTTCAAAATCTGCAATCTTCTTATACTTAACTTCCTCAAAGCGTTGGATAGTAACTGGCCCAGCAGGGTCTAGGAACATCTTACGATTTAAATAGTCTGTCTTGTGTTTAGATTATATTGTGCTTTGCTCATTAATATGATTCCAATTTATAATTTTCCATTGATTCTTTAAATAGCTTTTCTTTTCAGATTGATAGTCCAATGCCCATGCATGTTCCCACCAGTCTACTAGTACTACAATATCTTTTTTAATTTCATGATTAGTTATAGTTTTAATCTTACCGTCCTTGGCAAGATATACCCAGCCACTGCCTTGTACTGCCATTGCTACTTTTTCAAATTCATCTTTGAACTTGGCAAATGTTTTGTAATGCTTGACAATGAGTTCTCCTACTGCTCCACGAGGATCGTTGCTGTCTGTTGGATCTTGATATTGCTGGAACAAGATGTTATGTAAAAACACTCCAGCTTCGTTGAAATCTGGATCGCCTTCACCTGCGTTGTAACGTTTGGCATAAGTCTTAGCAAGATGCTCGTAATGATAATCCAATGTAGCTTTGGAGATAGCAGGATTTAAATCGTTCATCCCGTAAGGTAGAGCATCTATTTTTAGTGATGCTGGTCTACCTTCGACAACAAATTGTCTGATAAAACTGTAACTCATAGTTTGCACGACTCGCAATCATCTTCCATATCATCATAATGATATCCGTTTACTTGAACTCCATTAATCTGAGTTTGCTCAGGAGTAGGTTCTTCTACTGCCTTACTGCCTGCTTTATTAATCAAACTGTAGTAGAATGTTTTTAATCCCCACAACTGGGCCTGCATCAAGTTCTTGGCAATCAATGTGGTTGGAACTTTGCGTCCTGGAAAGTGTGCTGGGTTATAGAAAGTGTTGGTACTGATACTTTGATCCACATAGGCCGCTAGCACAGCACTTGTCTTTAAGTAGCCGTCACAGTCTTTCTGTTCCCACATGAGTTGATACTTGTTCTTCAATTTGTGATACTCTGGAACTACTTGTACAAAGGAACCTGCTTTGCTTTCTTTAACTGAAATAAGCGACATAGGCATTTCGATGCCATTAGTGCTATTAATAACAACACTAGAACTTTCAACAGGGGCAATAGCCATAAGTGTAGCATTTCTAACTCCATGCAATTTCATTTGTTCGCGCAACGGTTCCCAATCAAGTTCTGGAGTAAAGTCTGCTAGTTCGTTAGCACCTTTGGCACGTAGTTCCCAAGGGAATGTGCCTTGTCCATAACGTGTTCGTGCGCTGTGTGTACATGGGCCGCGTTCTTTTGCCAACTCTACTGTTGCTTCAGTTAGGTAAAATGCTTGATGTTCCATCCAGCTTTTAACATCTTGTAGTGCATCTTTATCGCCATACTTGAGGCCGCGCTTGGCGTGCCAGTAGGCTAGATTAGTAACACCAATGCCTAATGGTTGAATCTCATCGTTACTTA